TGGCCGACGCCGCGAAGCAGAATGCGTCGAACCAATTGTTCGATGAACCCCACTTGTAAGGAGAGCCCATGGGTTACATGGAGCAGTTGCAGGCTGGCCTCAAGTACCTGGTCGAAGCCGGGGAGTCCGGACGCCACAGTGCGGACGGCATGCTTGGTCCGGTTAATGGTGCGATCCGGGAGATTACCGGCGCCGCGTCGGAGCTGGAAAACATCCCGTTCGTGGGGCCGGAGATTGGCGCCAAGCTGCAGCGGGTGATGCGTGGCGTGGATGCGGCGCAGACCAAGGTTGGGCAGGTGGTGGCCACTTACGGGCGGGCCACCCGGGCTGCCGCTGAAGTACAGGAGCGCATGGGGACGTTGAAGGAACAGGCGGGCAAGGCGACGACGGCGATCAACAAGATCGCCGGCCAGGTCAGCCCGTCGCTGGCTAACATCGTGCCCACCAGTGTGTTTGCCACCGATGCCACACCGGCACCGGAAGCGGTGAAGCCGTTCCCGCATCTGCTGATCATTCAGCCGCAGGATCCCAAGGCGCAACCGTACTACTTCAACCTGGACACGGCGGCCTTCGACGAACTGTCGCGGTCGACCGAATTTCGCTGGGCCTCGCAAGAGCGCCTGTCGCGTCGGCCGGCGCAGCAGGCCGTGGGGATCGGTGATGAGAAAATCACCCTGAAGGGCACGATCTACCCGGGTTTCAAGGGCGGACTGAAGCAGCTCGACACCTTGCGCAGCATTGGCGCTCAACTGAAACCGTTAACGCTGACCACCGGTTACGGCGATGTCATGGGCACCTGGTGCCTGAAGACCATCACGGAGGAGCAGGGCGCACTGATGCACGGCGGGATTCCGCGTAAACAAGGATTCACTCTGGAGTTTGTGCGCTATGGCGACGACATGCAGAACGTCTGACGGGGATCTGCTGGACACCATCTGCCATAACTTCTATGGCCACCTGACGGGCAGTGTTGAGGCGGTGCTGGATGCCAATCAGGGCCTGGCCGATGAGCCACAACCCTATCGGGCTGGCGTGGTGATCACGCTGCCGGATCTGGCTACACCGGTACAGGAGCAGGTAACGCTATGGGATTGATGGTCTACAAGCGAATGCCATTAACTGAACAACAACTCCAACGCATCATGCCCAACGCCCGCCGCCAAGCGGGCGTTTTTGTATCCGCGCTAAATGCGGCCATGGCTCACCGGCAAATCAACACGCCGAAACGCCAGGCCGCGTTCCTCGCGCAGGTCGGGCACGAATCCGGTCAATTGCAGTACGTGCGTGAACTGGGCGGTGATCAATACCTGGGCAAGTACGACACCGGCAATCTGGCCGTGAAGCTGGGCAACACCCCGGAAGTGGATGGTGATGGCCAGCGCTATCGCGGTCGCGGCCTGATTCAGATCACCGGTCACAGCAACTACCTACGCTGCAGCCTGGCACTGTTCGGTGACGAGCGCCTGCTGCGTACCCCAGAGCTGCTCGAACTGCCGCAATGGGCCGCCGAGTCAGCCGCCTGGTTCTGGTGGATACGTGAGCTGAACGCGCTGGCGGACCGGGACGAGTTCGAGGCGATCACCCGCAAGATCAATGGCGGCCTCAATGGTCTGGCGGATCGGCTGCAGTTGTGGGAACGGGCGAGGGCGGTGTTATGCGTCTCGTCGACCTGATCCCAGCGCCGTATCGAGTGATCGTTGTCGGTGGGCTGTTGGTCGCAATCGCGGGTGGAGCTGCCGCACTGGCTTGGCAGGTGCAGGACTGGCGTTACGGTCAACAGCTGGAGCAACAAGCCCGTCTGCACACCGACACTCTCAACCAACTGACCTTGGCCGCAGCCGCGCAACAGCGCGTTGAACAAGACAAACGTCTGGCCCTGGAGCAGCGGCTTTCCGCCAGCGAACAAACCCATTACCGAGTCCTGAGCGATGCCCAACGTGATCAAAGTCGCCTGCGCGACCGCCTTGCCACTGCTGATCTGCGCCTGTCAGTCCTACTCGACGCCACCGATTCAGCCAGCGGTTGCGCAATGTCAGCCACCCCCGCCACCGGCGGCGTGGTTCATGGCCCCACAAGAGCCCAACTTGACCCAGCGCATGCTCAACGAATTATCGGTATCACCGATGCCGGCGACCAAGGACTGATCGCCTTGGCAGCCTGTCAGGCCTACGCCAAAGAAGTCTCAACACCGAAGTGAAAAAGAGCGACCGGTCTGGATGCGTCAACATCCAGCCCGGTCGCCGTCCCTGCAGATGGTCCCTGCAAGTCCAGCCAAGGCTCTTGCTCCGTGCACAAAGCGCGGCGAGCCTAGCACCTGTTTATATATACAGTAAAGGTCTTGCTCCCTATGTCTACCCCTATCATCCCTTGGATGGGTGGCAAACGCCGCCTGGCCGACCGCCTCATTCCGCTTTTTCCGCCTCACGAGTGCTACGTCGAAGTCTTTGCCGGCGGTGCCGCGCTCTACTTCATGCGACCCCAGGCTGCGCCGGTTGAAGTCCTCAACGACATCAACGGCGACCTGGTGACGCTATACCGCGTCGTGCAGAACCACCTCGAAGAGTTTGTGCGCCAGTTCAAATGGGCGCTGAGCTCGCGCCAGGTGTTCGAGTGGCAGAAGATGACCCGCCCCGAAACCCTCACCGACATCCAGCGCGCCGCTCGATTTTTCTACCTGCAGCACCATGCCTTCGCCGGCAAAGTCACCGGGCAGACGTTCGGTACCGCCACCACCGGCCCGGCCATCAACCTACTGCGGATCGAGGAAAACCTCTCGGCCGCCTGGCAGCGCCTGTCCGGCACCTACGTCGAGCATCTGCCCTGGCTGGAATGCGCCGAACGCTACGACCGTGCGCATACCTTCCATTACATGGATCCTCCGTACTGGCAGACCGCCGGCTATGGGGTGGACTTTCCGTTCGAGAACTACGAACGGATGGCCGACTTCATGCGCAGGTGTAAAGGCAAGGTGATGGTCAGCATCAACGATCACCCGGATATCCGCCGCGTGTTCGAAGGCTTCCACTTCGAGACGCTGGACATCCGCTACTGCAACACCAACCAGCGTCAGGGAAAGGCCGAGGTGAGCGGAGAGTTGGTGATTATGAACTGGGAGCCATCGGAGTTGGGAGGGCTTTTCTGAGCCTGCTACAGTGAGAGGTGGCTGAAGCGTAATCAACTTTTTACTTGATGTTTTGAGGTGAGTTCAGTGTTAAAGAATTGCATGGCAATTTTGACTATTGCGTAGCTGTGTTCTTCAGTATGTTTCACGGACTCATCTAAGGAGCTTGATAGGCTGGCAGCTATTGCAGCTGACTATTCAAGGTGTGCAAATGTGGTGTTGGCTAATTTCGAATCAGATGATTAGAGTCGGAAGGTAAGTAAATTGTTTTTTGGGAGACTATAAAAATATTGGGAAGATGGTTGATCTTGAGTTGGCTGCTGGAGATGTTGTGTGCCCACGAAGTACCTGACGAACTATCTGTGATGGCGGCGTCTGCTTGAATGCTACAATGCGCAGCTCAACCCATTGATTTGCCTGGGTGAGTTGCTTGGTATACGGCCACGCAACAGTTAACTCAGACGTAGCCAATAAAAAACCGCCGGGGCGGGGTTGCTTGATGAGACAGGTAGCGAGTTTAGAACCAACCAGCTCTCCGTGGGGAGAGCCTGGCAAGAAACAAATCGCTAATTTTTTAACTTGATCATTGAGTATCTGTTGCTTTAATAATTGAGGTCACATCTAAAACAACACCGCTTGATAGACTTCCCGTCGGCGCATCCATGACAATGGATTCAGCAACATTGGCAACGGCAATGTCAGCGGCAGCAACAGCTGCAGTTGCAATAGCATTGGACGCAGCAGTAGCTGCCGCTGTCTCAGCAGTCGATTCAGCAACAACTGCAGCAGCAGTTGCATTGTTGGAGGCAGCAACAGCTGCTTTGCTGGGTACCGCCAGATCATGAGGTGCAACACTTGCAGCCATATTCGCAGCCGCTCTTGCAGTATTTGCAGCAGTGAGCGCCGTAGTTGCCGCAACAATATCCGCAGCCTTGGCTGCTGAAGCAGATTTGGCTGCTGAAGCAGCAGCAACGAGCGCCTCCTTCATATTATTTTCAGTTACCGCCTTGCCTCGAGATCCGACATATAATCCATCGCCAGACCTAACTCCGCCGGTTCCGCCATTATATTTAACTCCCAACTTCGCTAGAATAATATTTTCAACTTTAGGAGGGAGGGTGATCGCCGCACCCCCGCTACCACCGCTATAAATACGATAGCTCACATCATAAGAATACATATGCATCGGGATATATAATTTAACATCTTCCTCCCCGTCCGTTAACACCGCTACATCTGCCGCGCATGTAGTTGAATGAATTTTCTGTAGCGCTTTGGAAATACTGGCGGTAGGTAAAGAATAGACCTTTCCATTAGTAAGCCCAAGCTTGACGCCATATTTCATAGCGTAATCTGCATACAGTCCGCCAAGGTCATTACTTTTCAATTCAACATCGAAAGTCGCCTCCGAGCCACTAACAAATTCATGGTCTGATGTGTCGTTAACTACTCTTTTGGCCTTAATTTCATCTTCGCTCCAGCCAGTAAGCATTGCTGCCGAACAAACCTGCTCAAAATTGCTACCCTTCTTAGCCATAAACAAACTATACGGGTGGCCCTCATTGCTTGATGGCACGAACACGTTAGGGATCTTCATTTCCTCCCTAATAAACGATTCATAAGTGTGCTGGCACCCGCTTATAAAAACAACACCAGCCAGCAATATGGGTTTTATCCTTTTCATCTCATAACTCCCTGCTTTGATCAATTCAGCTAGATGATATAGGCATCCAACTAACTTATGTTGTAAGTTATTAATTGGCCAAACATACAACTCGGAAACCACGTGTCTGGAAACCACATCAAGGCATCGCCAAAGAACGATAGTCCACAACCGCCTTCTTCGCTCAGCTAGGCTGGTTGGTTTTGGCCGTTTTCTGCCTGTCGCGAGTGGCAGAAAACAACCCATAGCCGACGTTCCCTCAACCATTCACAACGTGCCCACTTATGGCATTTTTCGCCGCCGATTGGATCCGTAGTGCCGCGTAGAAAGCACCTACACTGGACACGTTATCTCTGCCTATTTCGGAATTCGAACCCGATTAAGGAGCCATGCGTGTACAGAGAATGGGGAAAGCTCTCGCTGGTAATGGGATGGGCGGTCGTTGTTGAGGACGACCCAGCAATTCGCAAGTTGATAGTCGATATCTTGAACGAGATCGGTGTCCCTTCCTTGGACTTCGACACTGCCGACGACGCTTTGACCTACCTACGGAGCATGCCGGACGGTTGCCCGCTGGTGATCGCGGATCATGTTTTGCCAGGTCAACTCCAAGGTGCGGAATTCATAATGCTGGTGAAGGCGAAATGGCCCGCTACCGCTACGATTCTCACCTCCGGTTACTTGCTGGATGCCTCAATAGTGCCCTACTCAACTACGTACCTGGCTAAGCCCTGGTCTAGTGATGATCTGGTGATGGTTGTAGTAAACCTACTTCAGCCTGATCGCCCCCTCAAAAAACACTCAACTACGAAACGCCCGCTGAACGATTAAGCCAATCTGTTGTGTCAACCGGTTGAAGCCACAGCCCTATGCGGACACTCGGATGATGTGAAGACGATTAACCTTTGCGCCGACCTAAACGATCCGGGGAGAGTTAAAGGCGGCGTAGAAATGAACTGACAATTGATTTCGTAGCATCGTTTGTGTCTAAGTCATGAAGCGCGCTCAGAGAGTGCCAAATGCACTCGGAGATCTCGTTTTGAGGTGTGGCGTTTTCGGCATCAGGGACAGAAGCTTCAAAAACATGGTGGCGTGTGTTGCCTGCATCGAACTCAAAAATGTACAGGAGCTGATCAACGCTCAGCCCGGTTTCTTCTTTGAGTTCTCGAGCGGCAGCTCCAGCGATAGCTTCGCCAGTTTCTACCTTGCCACCAGGCAGAACCCATTTCGACTTCGGTTTTCGAACGAGCAAGATATGCCTATCTCTCTCGCATATGACGGTAGCTCTGACTTTCATCTTCTGACCCGGAAGGCTTGCCATTGAATTGTAATAAAAATGTCATCTTCAAGGCGCATTTATCGACGAATGCAGCATTTAGAGCCCGCCGAATTCAAAAAGGTGCCAGATTGTCTTCGGAATGAGTGATTTTGATGTGGCCTTGGCTGACTGCTTCTGGCCGATCGGTGCCTGTCGCGAAGGGCAGCGTGCGACCCTTTACGGTCGTTCACCGTCGGAATCTACTTGCCTTCGTCCTTGAGTGCTTGGCTCCCGCTGCGCGAACTACAGAGTGGCCTGGGTGATAATGCCCGACACAGGCCGGATATACGAATGCAACTGCATTGACGACAGCGGTTGAAGGAAAGCTTTACTCATTGCTTGCAGGGAGAGTCCATATACGCATTGTTATCGGGTTATCGGGTTATCGGGCATAGGGGCGAAATCTATTTATGGCTTATCCATATTTAATGGTTTGCCCGGGCAGGCGATACGCAACTCTTTTCTGTTGAATCCAGCATTTTCAGTTAATGTCTCATAATCTTGTGGACAGATTTCATTGGCTTTGTCATAACAAACATTCCAGCCAAGCCCAGCACCGCAGGCTATCAGATACTCAACATTACCATTAGGACGCTTGATTTCTTGAGTGGTCGTGCATCCAGCAATAAACAATAAAGCTGTCGCTTTAATAATTTTGAGCATACCCACTCCTTTGGCAGCGATGACTGTTAACGTTGGGGTTAAGGCTGCGCCGAAGGCGTCGGCCTTGAACGACTTGTTATGCCATTAATTTAAGGGAGCGAGAATTAAAGTATTGGAGCTATTCTGGTGAACTTGACCATTTCCATATTCTACAACATGGCCATTTTTTAGAATCACCGTATAATCTGTTCTATCCCAAGACCACCCACTGATAAGTCTATTTGTGTAGAGCAGGGCTTCTTGCTCTCCAGCTCTTTTGAAGCCATCTGGGTTTCCAAGTAAAGAGATCACCTCTGATTTAGTCATACCTTCTCGGACGCCACCTCTAACCAGCTCTCCTGTTGCACAGGCCACAATAGAGAAAGCTAAAAAAATTACTGTAATGATGCGTTTCACGATGGACTCCCTCTTGTTAGGCGTAACGTTAAGTGGCCACGGAACGCGATACCAGTGAGCGCAGCGAACGACTTGAACGACTTGAGCGTGTTGTTAGACACCACTGACGACAAGCCACAGTGAAAGTGCTAAGGCTAAGAGCAATACTGCCCACAGCGGAATGACCATTTCCCAAGCACTAGCGCTACTCTTGACTCCACGAGCGTCCCGAAATGCATCTGACAACTTGGCATACACCCTTTCAAGGCGATCTCGCCTTTGCTCTATAGAGCCATGTAGACGCCAAAGTAGCCAAGCGGTTAAACCCGCAATAACAACAGCGCTGATGCACAGTATTACCGCGATACATTTTGTGACGGTGAGGCCTGTGATTTGAGGAGTTCCAGCAATAGCTGTGAGGGCAAGCAACCCGTAGTTGGTGAGGGACCACTGTTGTGACTTGAAGAATGCCAAATCTTGCGTGGTAACTTGATATAAAGCGATAAGATCGGCTCGCTCCTCAGTATCTTTTTGTTTGCCTGGAACCATCTCGCATCTCCCTTTGTGGTTTCTATCTCTAAGTGGGGTGATAACGCCTTCGCGGGCTTGGTGGATAACATTCCTTGTTCTCTCTCCTACCCGCTGATTAGGCCGGGTATTGTGACAGCCTGGTGACCGCTGAAGGGGGTATACGCCACGTACGGAAAGCCCAGTCTGCTCAATCAGTAGAAAGAAGCATAGCTACTGCGTTCGCTCTGTCCACCGGCTGCTTTTGGCCGATACTAGCCTGTCCATACGGTCAACTTTCGCCCCGTCGCAGTCGTTGATATCACCCTGTTGATTGATGTGGGCGATCACTTAAACATTGAACGCGAGTGCCAGGAGCAGGGTGCCGCCAGCAACGACGATTCGCCAGTTCAGAATAGCTGCACATTCCACAAGCGCTTCAAATTGTTCAGGACAGCGGCGCTTGAAGCTTTGGGCATTGTCGATGACCAATGAAAGCGTTTGTCCGCTTTGAACGTGGATAGACGTCATTTCTGCGCTGGGGTCATCGAGGTATGAAAGACAATCAACCCAAGCGTCCATATTGCGGCCGTAAAAGCTAGGAAAGCCGAACTTGTCTGCGAAAACACTGTGGAATGTTTGCCAGTCAGTAATCAGGTTTGCATCCACTTGCACCATTGTCAGATTAACCTTCGCCACGTTGGGAAAAACAGGTAACCCTTCGTTCAAGCGGACCGGAATCAACCGAACCGAATCTTGCATCCATTGATACGGGTGCGGCGGTCACTGGTGAGGGGGGTAACCCATGAGTAACCCCAACCCGAAACGCCAAGGGCCTGCGATCATTCAGGCCCAGTCAGATTGGGAACACCGCGATGGGTAACCGCTGTGGTAACCCAACAGCGGCATTCTGCTTGGAGCCAGTATCTACGCGGCCTGTAGGCATTCAGTGCGCGACCTATCAAGCGGCACTCGCCTCATTGGTAGGATTCAAATAGCAGGCCATCTCCCGTTCGACAATGTCGATCTCATTTAGTCCCCAGTTTGTCAGGGGCGCGGAAGGTTTGCCGGTCGACGCAAAACTCGCCGCCAGCAGACGGGTCATCAGTGTCTTTGCCAAGTCCAGTTGCTCCTGAAGCTCCTGAGCCGTGCGATAAGCCTTGTCCAGGCGCTGTTGCAGGGCATCGTGCCCGGCAGTGATCTGTCCGATACTGGACATCGTTTCATGTGGGTCGACCATCACTGCCGCTTTTTCTACCAAAGATTTATCACTCATCAATGTGCTCGTTCGTTCAGGTTCAAGGTCAGGCGCGCAGGCCTTGCCTCACTGATATCGTCACGAGAGTTTATTCCTATAGTTTTCTATCGCACTGCTGCGCAAGGCGCCGACCAACGGCAGCGTAACCCATCAGCGAACCCAGCCTAGTTGCGAACAAGCATCTCAGCTGGCACTGGGTTAAGTGCTCGTATCTATAAACGTCCGTTCCTGGCCGTTGTCTGCCTGATGCAAGCGCAGTTAGCCATTGGGAAAAGCTCGATTGAGTAGGGTTGGTGTTACAGAGTTGGTACGGGGAAAGATAAGGATTGCTATAAGTCTTTGTCTTAAGGGGCTTTATCGTTAGTTGTTCCAATCCATCATCTTTGCGTCGCAAAGAGTAGATGGGCCGTTCTCTCGATCTTCATTCTGGCGTCATCAGCACCGCTAGCGTCATCTTGATGAACTCTTCATTCTTGTCGATAGCTTCCAGGGAACCGCGCACGTTGTCGGCGACATCTTTGGCTCCCCGCTGCTCGACCCAGTTCGTGAGTTCCATGATGGCAGCTTCTAGAGCGAGTTGATTTTCGTTAATCTTGAACAGCAGGGAAGGGAGTAGGTCAGAGTTGGGCATCGGGAGTCCTCCATGGTGATTTCAGCGTAGCAGCAGAAATTGAGAGGAGACGTGGGCTTGCAGATCGGCAGAGCGATCTGGAAAGAGTTAGACAATTGCGTAGTACTCAATGGTTGTTAGGCTTTGATCATCGAGCGAGTGGAAGGTGGCGAGGTGCTGTTCTCTAAAATTCTATGGGGCAAAAATGGGGCAAATCGGACGCCAACTAATGCCATTTAATGCCAAATGAACAGTGCTTACGATTTGTCAAAAAAGCCCTACAGCCCTTTGTTTTTGGGGTTGTAGGGCTTTTTTGCGCTAGTACTCCAACACAATCGGGGTGTGGGAGGACAGGTCGGAGACGGCTTTATTCATCGGATTGTCAGGAAGCTCGTTGAAAGAGGTGGGGCAAAAGCGGGGCAACGGCCGGGCTTTTCCGCGATGGGCGCAAGGTTACCATGGGCGGTCTACCCGACGCAGGCACCACGGCCGGGTGACATCTTTTACGATGCAAAAATCATGTTATGCATCGATTATGCAATTCGGCATTTGTCTTCTTCGAAAAGAACAAGCACTATGCGCATTATGCAAAAACGCAACGTATCTACTGTTTTAAGAGCATTGCTCGATCAGCACGGGATCTCCCCTACGGAGCTTCACCGTCGCACCGGCGTGCCTCAATCCACGCTCTCGCGCATTCTCAGCGGGAAAATCGTCGATCCTTCGGATAAGCATATTTCGAAGATCGCCGAGTATTTCTCCGTGAGCACCGACCAGTTGCGTGGCCGCGCGGACGTCGCGCCTGCCGCTAATGCCGGGCGCGCTCCCGTGCATTCGGAACTCAAGGATATCAGTCTGTGGGACGACGATACCCCTGTCGATGACGACGAGGTGTCGGTCCCCTTTCTTCGCGAGGTTGAATTGGCCGCAGGATCGGGAAGATTCGTCATCGAGGAAAGCGAGCGCTCTAGCCTGCGCTTCGGCAAGCGTAGCCTGCGCCATAACGGCGTGCAGTTCGACCAGGCCAAATGCGTGACAGTGCGGGGCAACAGCATGTTGCCGGTACTGCGCGACGGCGCCACGGTCGGGGTCAATGCCGGCAAGTGCGGTATTGGCGATATCGTTGACGGCGACCTTTATGCAATCAATCACAACGGCCAATTGCGGGTGAAGCAGCTGTATCGCCTGCCGACCGGGATTCGCTTGCGCAGCTTCAACCGCGACGAGCATCCGGACGAGGACTACACCTTTCAGGAGATCCTGGAGGAGCCGATAGTTATCCTCGGACATGTCTTCTGGTGGGGTATGTACGCCCGCTAACACCCCGGTGTTCATTTAAAACCCGCTTCCCGAGCGGGTTTTTTTCGTGTGCCGAAAGCCTCGAACTGTCTTTGCGTATGCGTTAATGCATTGACTTGGTATGCATCAATGCATAATCTTGTTGCCTGTCTATTCAAGAACACGGTGTGACCGTTCACTCAAGGAGGCATGAAATGACCGCTGAGCAATATGCGTTGCTGGACATGCCTCTTTGGCTGGTCATCATCCTGCCAATACTCGGTGGCGTTACCGGTGA